CTACAGAAGAGTTCTTGTCAAGAACCTCATGTGATTCAAGTGGCTGCTGCGGAAGCGGTTGCCCCACATGTCCTTACAGACCCCCTACAAGGGGGTCTTTTTTTATGTCTTGATAAATAAGTATAAACCCTATTATAATGTCCAACATTAAAACCAGGTCTGCTAGGGGTGGTGGCATTCCTTCTACCAAAGTAGCAAAACAAATAGCAGATAGGAACTTTTTACAACCATCAGGGTTTAAGTTTCAAATCTCTAGAGCACCAAAGGTAACCTACTTTGGTAATGCAATCAATATTCCTGCAATTGAGTTGAGAACTACATACCAACCAACAGCAGGATTAAAAGATATTCCACAACCAGGTGAAATCCTTGACTTTGAGGACCTATCTCTAAGGTTCTTAGTTGATGAGAATTTGGAGAATTACTTGGAGATACAAAACTGGATGAGGGGTCTAGGGTTCCCTGAATCTCTTGATCAGATTCACAGTCTACAAGATACAGATGATGATCAAAATATGGCTACACCCATTCCAGATGGGATGAACATCTATTCAGATGCTACACTGACCATTCTTGATTCTTTGAACAATCCAAATTTTAAATTGGTGTTCCAAGATCTGTTCCCATACTCATTGTCTACTCTGCAGTTTGATGCTACACTTGACAGTACAGAGTATCTCATGGCAGAGGTATCATTTAAGTACACTATCTACGACATACGTTCCATTGGTTATTAATGATTGATCTTGAAACTCTTCAGAAAATGTGGAAGAGTGATGCTGAAATGGACCCTGACAACTTACACACAGAGTCACTGAACATTCCAGTTCTTCACTCCAAATATTATGAATTATATAATAACATCTATCTGCTGAGAAAGAAAGCAGAACAACAAAGAAAAAATATTCGCCATGAGCGCTATGAATATTATTCAGGAAAAGCAGATCCTGATGTCTATATTGAAAATCCTTTTCCCAAAAAGATTAGAGATAAAGATACTATGCAAAAATATCTTGATGCAGATGAGAGACTCTCAGGAGTTTCGTTAAAAATAGATTACTATGACACAATGTTAAGATTTCTTGAAGAAATCTTGAAACAGATAACTAATAGAACCTATCAAATTAAGAATTCAATTGAATTCATGAGATTTACCTCAGGTTTAGGCTAATGCACGAAAACGAGTACTACCACTTGGAACTGCCTATTGAGGCAGTGCAATGTATCCACACTGGGCTGACTCAAGCAGTACAAAAATGGTCTGGTGGAGATCCAGTAGAGCAGGAAAACTTGCTTTCCATGAGAGATCATTTCTACAGAATCATCTTAGAAGACAAGTTTAGAAATGGATAATAAATACTAGTAGGTTTGAAACCTACATTAATGGCTGACTTGACTATTCAGAAAGTAAACGAAGTATATCTAAAAGTTGAAACTGAACCTCATATAGAATATGAACTAAGGGATAGATTTACCTTTGAGGTTCCAAACAAAAAGTTTATGCCTCAGTACAGAAGTAAGTACTGGGATGGATATGTGCATCTATTCAATATGAAGACCAAGAGGATCTATGTGGGTCTTCTTGATAAGATTATTGCGTTTTGTGAGAACTCAGGATACTCATATCAATTCCATGATAATAAGTTCTATGGTCCTCCATTTGAAGTCAATGAAATGATTTCAGAAGAAGGTGTCAAAGACTTCATGGCATCTATTACTAATCTGAAACCAAGAGACTACCAAATTGATGCTGTCTGTGATGCTCTGAAGTATAATAGAAAACTTCTGATCTCACCAACTGCATCTGGTAAGTCATTCATGATTTACACAATTGTTAGATACTTTGTTGCTAGAGGTCAGAAGATTTTGCTTGTGGTTCCTACCACATCTCTTGTAGAGCAGATGTTTAAAGACTTCCAAGACTATGGATGGAAGGCAGAGAATCACTGTCATAGAATCTATGCTGGACGCGAAAGAGTCAACACAAATGAAGTTACTATCACCACTTGGCAATCTGTCTATCAGTTAGATAGATCATTCTTTGAGGAGTATGATGTGGTCATTGGTGATGAGGCGCACCTTTTTAAGAGTAAGTCTCTCATTGGTATTATGGATAAGTTGCACCATGCAAAGTATAGGTATGGGTTTACTGGCACTTTAGATGGCACACAGACCCATAAATGGGTCTTAGAGGGACTCTTTGGTCCATCATACAAGGTCACTCAAACTAAGAAACTGATTGATGAAGGACACCTTGCTACACTGGATATACAATGTTTAGTGTTAAAGTACAAACCAAAGAAGTTTGATACTTATGAAGATGAGATTCAATATCTCATTGGGAATGAAAGGAGAAACAATTTCATTGTCAATCTTGCTGATGATTTGAAGGGTAACACTTTGATTCTCTATAGCAGAGTGGAAGCACATGGTGCTGTTATCTTTGATATGCTAAATAAAAAAGTTAAGGAAGGTAGAAAAGTTTTCTTTGTCCATGGTGGGGTTGACGCTGAAGACAGAGAACAAGTAAGGGCAATCACAGAGCAACAGGAAGATGCAATCATTGTTGCTTCTTATGGAACTTTCAGTACAGGAATTAACATCAAGAACTTACACAATGTAATCTTTGCCTCTCCATCTAAGAGTAGAATTAGAAATCTACAATCTATTGGTAGAGTCCTCAGAAAAGGCAAAAACAAAGTGAAAGCAAAACTATATGATATTGCTGACGATCTTACAATTGGATCTAGAAAAAATTACACACTAAATCATTTTATTGAAAGAGTGAAAATTTACGTACAAGAGCAATTCAATTATGACATTATATCAGTCAACATAAAAGACTAGAAAAGGAGGAAGTGTATGATAGAAGATGATTTCTATTGCACGATTAAACTTAAATGTGGTGATGAAATCTTTGCAAAGGTAGCAGCATCAGAAGAAGATAACAGAACTATGTTACTGGTCTCTAATCCAATCACAGTAGAACCAATGATGGTTAGAGGTCAAGTATCTGGATATAAGTTTGAACCATGGTTGAAGACAACTAAAGAAGACATGTTCATCTTGAATCTAGAAGATGTTCTAACTATGTCTGAATCAGAAGATATTGAGATGATACTATTCTATCAAGAGTACATACGTAAGATGCACAAAGGTAATCACACTAAGATAGATAGGAAGATGGGTTACTTGTCCTCTGTTCATGAGGCAAAAGAGGTTCTAGAGAAACTCTATAATAATAGCTAGTACCCATCCTTGAAAAGCAACAAACCTAGTCTACAGGGAATATTAGAAGTTGTCAAGTATTAGAACTTCTGTTATAATAAGTCTAGGATTAAGTTTATTTTATGAATCTACACAGAGCATATACAGCACCCATGGCAAGACCAAAGAAATCTGAGCACTATGTCAACAACAAAGACTTCTTGGCTGCGCTTGAGGTTTATGCTGCTGCTGTTGAGAGAGCAAAACTCAATGATGAACCTAAACCACAGATTCCAAAGTACATTGGTGAATGCTTTCTGAAGATTGCTAATCACTTATCATACAAACCAAACTTTGTGAACTATATGTTCAAAGATGATATGATCTGTGATGGTATTGAGAATTGTGTAAGATACATTCATAACTTTAATCCTGAGAAGTCCAAGAATCCCTTTGCCTATTTCACACAGATCATCTATTATGCTTTCCTGAGAAGGATTCAACAAGAGAAGAGACAGTTAGAAATCAAAAACAAAATTCTTGAGAAGACCAACTTTGATGAGGTCTTTGATGCTAATGATCTTGACAGCAGTAACTATTCAGATTATAATTCCATTAAGGATGCTGTCCATAGTAAATTGAGGAATTGATGAAAGTTGCCATTATAACTGATACTCACTATGGTGCAAGAAAAGGTTCTAAACTTTTTCATGATTACTTTGAGAAATTTTATGAAGACATCTTCTTTCCTACCCTAGAGAAAGAAGGTATTGATACAGTTATTCATATGGGTGATGCCTTTGATAGTAGGAAAGGCATTGAATTCAAAGCACTACAATGGGCAAAGAGAGTGGTGTTTGATCCTCTGAAAGAAAGAGGAATCAAGATGCACCTTATGGTTGGCAACCATGACATTTACTACAAGAACACCAATTCAATTAATTCTGTAGACCTCCTTCTTAGTGAGTATACTAATGTCATCCCATATTCTTCTGCTACAGAGGTCAATATAGATGGTACTGATATACTTTTTATACCCTGGATTACAGAAGAAAATGAAAAAGAAACTCATCAACTCATTGAAAAGACTAGTTGCTCAATCGCGATGGGGCACCTTGAACTCAATGGATTTAAGGCTCATAGAGGAGTCACCATGGAGAATGGTTATGATGGCAAGTTATTTGAGAAGTTCACCAAGGTCTTCTCAGGGCACTACCATACTAGATCTGATGATGGAAGAATCTTCTATTTGGGAAACCCCTACGAGATGTTCTGGAACGATGTTGGTGATAGGAGAGGATTCCACATCTTTGATACAGAAACTTTTGAACATACTCCAGTAGATAATCCATACAGACTGTTTTATCAAATCTACTATGAAGATAATGATCATCAAACATTTGATGCTAGAGAGTATGAAAACAAACTAGTCAAAGTCATTGTCAAGAGTAAAACAAACAGCACCAAGTTTGAAAAGTTCATTGACAAACTCTATTCTGTCAATGTGTCAGACCTGAAGATTGTTGAAAACTTCAACTTTACTGGATGGTATGATGGAGATTCAAGTGAAGATCTGGAGACAGAAGACACCCTTTCTATCTTGAATAGATATATTGAAGAATCAGAAGTATCATTAGATAAGTCTGTTATTCAGGGTGTGATTAGAGAAGTCTATCAGGAGGCATGTGAGTTGGTCTAATGTATATCATCACTGTAGAAGGAAAAGAAAAAGAAGGTGCTTATTCTGTGGTAGATGAAGATGGAGAACAAGTTCTCTATATCTTTGAAGAGGAAGATGACGCCTCTAGATACTCAATGCAACTTCAAGAACTTGACTATCCAGAGATGAAGGTGCTAGAAATAGAAGATGAAGTAATGATTAAAACCTGTGAGATGCATGACCATAAGTATGCTATCATCACCAGAAATGATATTGTGATTCCCCCTGACGACGCAAATGATTATCTTTAAGACCATTACCTGGAAAAACTTTCTGTCAACAGGGCAACATCCCACAACTCTAAAACTGAATGACAAAGCAACATCTCTGATTGTTGGTTCTAATGGTGCAGGCAAGTCCACTGTGTTGGATGCTCTGACCTTTTCTTTGTATGGTAAATCATTCAGGAAGATTAATAAAGCACAACTCATCAATAGCACCAATGAGAAGAACACATTGGTTGAGATTGAGTTCTCTGTCAATCAGACAGATTGGAAAGTAGAGAGAGGTATCAAACCAAATATATTCAAGATCTATAGGAATGGTGAAGAACTGAACCAGAACTCTTCTGCTGTAGACCAACAGAAGTGGTTGGAGCAAAATGTGTTGAAGATGAATTATAAGTCTTTTACACAGATTGTTATTCTGGGAAGTAGTTCCTTTGTTCCCTTTATGCAACTTCCCTGTAACAGCAGGAGGGAGGTTGTAGAAGATCTGCTAGATATCAAGATCTTCTCTTCTATGAATGATATTGTGAAGCAGAAGATTAGATCTATTAAAGATGAAGTCAAGACTCTGGAACTGAAGAAAGAATCACTGAAAGATAAAGTTGAAATGCAAAAGAACTTTATCAGGAAGGTTGAGAACCAGAGTAAGGATGATATTGAAAATAAGAACAGGCAGATTGATAGTAACCAAGATAAGGTTGAGACTCTGTTCAAAGAGAACTTCAAACTTGAAGAGTGTTCTGTTCAGGTAAAAGAAGACATGAAGCATTTTGAAAGTGCTTCTGTAAGGTTGAAAGAGTTTGGTGGAATCAAAGGCAAGATGTCTCAAAAGATTACATCTATTGTGAAGGAGCATAAATTTTTCTCTGAAAATAGGGTTTGCCCCACTTGTAATCAAGATATTGAAGAGTCATTTCGTTTAAATAGAATTGGTGACTCCCAAAATAAAGCAGAGGAATTGCAGCAGGGGTATAAAGAACTCCAGCAGGCAATTAAAGAGGAAGAGTTGAGGGAGTCTACCTTTATTCAATTATCAGGAGATTTAAGTAAAACCCTTAATGAAATTGCTCAAAACAATACTCTCATCAATGAGATACAAAAACAGATCAGAAAACTGGAATCAGAAATTCAAACTCTGTCCAGTCAAGTTGCAAACAAAAATACTGAACATGAAAAGTTAGAAGAGTTTAGAGAGAGTTTGCAAGATACTTATTCTAATCTTGCAGAGAGAAAAGAGAGCATTTCCTATTATGATTTTACTTATAGTCTCCTGAAAGATGGTGGAGTCAAGGCGAATATCATCAAAAAATATTTGCCACTGATCAATCAGCAGGTGAATAAGTACCTTCAGATGATGGACTTCTACATCAATTTCAAGTTGGATGAAGAGTTCAATGAAACTATTGAAACACCCATCCATGAGGACTTTACTTATTCCTCCTTCTCTGAAGGTGAGAAGATGAGGATTGACCTTGCTCTCTTGTTTACTTGGAGAGAGATTGCAAGAATGAAAAATTCTGTCAATACCAATCTCTTGATTATGGATGAGGTATTTGATAGTTCACTAGATGGATTTGGTACAGAAGAGTTCTTGAAGATTATCAGGTTTGTGATCAAGGATGCTAACATCTTTGTTATCTCCCACAAGACTGGTATGGAAGACAAGTTCACTGATGTGCTAAAGTTTGAGAAGTTCAAAGGTTTCTCTAGGTTAGTAAAATGATTGTTCCAAACTGGCAACATCACAGCAAAAAAGAACAGAAGGTTCATCTAAAACCTGAAGCACTTAGGCAACGTAAAGAAGCATTACAGTTTTTAAAGAAGAAGTTAAGTGTAACCAAAAATTCATTAAGTTAGCATACGGTGACTAAATAGTACAGTGAGTGAGGAGGTTAATTATGCATAACCTGATATCACACAATGAACTTGCATCATGGAAGTGGGATCAAAAAAATACTGTAGAAGGAAAGTACGACCAGGTATCCGAATACTTCCAGTGCATATCAGAATGTGGTATAGTAGACCATCAAGCAAGGAGATTCTGCAGACACATCCTAACTGAAGATTAATTTATTAGAAAACATTTAAAGGAGTTTTACTCACCAAAGCCCCCTGCACCTTAAATAAGTGTGGGGGGTTGGTTCGTGTGCCACTTTTTAAACTGGTTGGAACTGCATCAAAAAACCCCAAGGCAGTGTAGACTATTCACATAAGCAAAAGAGTCCATGCCAATCAACTATGAAATCAAGTCTCAACTGGCAAAACTGCTTGCCACTGAAGACCTTGTGGTTGAAAACAGAAATGTAAGGACTGCACAGTTCAATGTTGATACACGTGTACTGACTCTCCCTATGTGGAAGAGGGCATCCAACAGTGTCTATGATATGTTGGTGGGTCATGAAGTGGGTCATGCTCTCTTCACTCCTAATGTAGATCCACCAAAGTGTGTGCCTCATCAGTTCCTCAATGTGACAGAGGATGCACGCATTGAGAAACTGATGAAACGTAAATATCCTGGTCTCCATAAGAGTTTCTTTGCTGGATACAAAGAACTGTCAGAGGATGACTTTTTCTGCCTTGATGGTGAAGACCTAGAAACTATGAACCTGGCAGATCGTATCAATCTGTATTATAAGATTGGTAGGTTTGTTGATATCCCTTTCACTGATGATGAGAAGGATATTGTTGATATGGTTGGTGAGAGTGAGACCTTTGGTGATGCTTGTATTGCAGCAGAGACTCTCTACAAGTATTGCAAGGGTCAACAGACTCAACAGGAAAAGATGCCTGATGTGCAGATGAATAGTGATGGTGTTGGTGGAGGTACTCCTGAGGAAGACAATTCACCTTCTAATCAAAGTGAGTCACAAGAATCAGAGGAAGGAGAATCTGAAGAGAACAGTGTGGA